CGGCCGGCCACTCCTATAGTAAGCTTCCACATTGAGTGGTGTTTCGAACCCAAATACATCGGGTTATAGCACACGCTCGTGGAAGTACTTGAGAAGGGCATCCCAACCATCAACAGAGTTGACTGGTTGGTTTGCACGCACTGACATGCCTTTGATAACATGCCGGTGCAGTTGAGTGTCCCAATGCACCTCCGGCCCATAATCTGGATCGGAGAATGTATGAGCACCAACTATCTCAGAGAAGTTGCAATCTACTGGCGGGTAATATCGAATTTTCTGTTCGATAATACCATCCAGGTACTCTGCAGTTTTCCACAACCCTCTTTTTTGGAAGAGGTCATTGCGGAGCGCCACAAGAGATACAACTTCTGCTACTTGGGAGCGCACAACAGGGATTGGTCGTCGTAAACGACTAATGGAGATATCAACTCCACCGTACCAATCGGCCCCGCAAGACTCTCGAAACTTTCCAGTTACGAAAGACTTGCGATCGTTGACTTTGAACGCAAAACGTTCTAGCAACGACGTTGTGCTTAAAGCAGCGCTTACAGGGACAATAATATCGTCCCCGAACACGCTGACAGAGCCAATAAGCTTGCGAACTTCGCTTGCACTTATTGGTAAATGGGAATATCCGCGCTTGCGTCCTCCCTCTAGGCATGATGCTATGGCAATAGCCAAAAACACCATGCTTTCGATAGGAAAGCATAAGGCGGAACCCATAGACGCGTACTTGGAAAGACGAATTGTCTTACCTTGTACGTCAGCTTTACGGGACCTTGTCGCGTCCAATGCGTCTAAGACGACTGGATAGCGATCAAACAAGGCCCTTACGAGCTGATTTGATAGTCGATCGCTCGCATCACTCAAATCGAGTGTTGCAAGACTCCCATCAAGGGAGCCCTTGTATGCGAATAACCGGTTCTGATCTTGATACCTCAAATTGAGGAACTCAGTCACAGAACCGTACGACGTCCGAGTTTGAAAGGACTCGGTCAGTGCCTTCATGACAGCCTGTTGCATAAACATCAAAGATGTTGGCTCCATGGCTATCACACGGCACTTATCAATCGTCTTGGGAACGAAGGTTACCCTGACGGGGACTTCGTTCCCGGGGCTGAGCAGGTCCGGCTCATCACAATCAAGATCGTGATGAACGTTCACCCGTGTAAATTCCTGATAAGGGAACATACGGTTGAGCCGCTTAGTCCAGGCGAAATCGTACCATTTGGCATTGCCAATAGTACGGCTTTCGGTAAATCCTGGACCGTGGCGCGGAATGACGTTGCCAGAACTGAGTTTCTCAGTTAAGGCATTGAGCGCATCGTGGAAAAGGAAATCAAAAACCCTTTTGAGGTTTATGAAATCCACCTCGTCCTCCGAAAAGGACGAGTCCCACTCGCG